TATTTAATGTACTTTGTACATACGAATCTTCAAATAAACCAATTTTAGCTGCTACAAAGAAATCTTGTGCTCCTAATGATTCCCAATAAGTACCAACTGTTGGTGGGCCCGTTACTCCGGTTGGAGTCGATGTATGTTGTACTGTTGCTGCATAATATGTTCCTGCTGAGCTAGCTGGATAAAGAACAACATCTCTACGACCTGTCCCTGCTCCTGCACTAAATTGATAAGCTCTACCTGTTTCCCAATTTCCTGTAAAAACAACTCCAGGTCCGGTTTGCCCATCCAATGTTACCGATACTTTATGAGTTTGTGGAATTGTTACTGATGTTCCAGCTGCATTAGCATATATAACATTAAATGATACGATTGTACCGGATATTGTTGTTGGGGTAGTTGGTGTAATTGTTCCGTTACTATTTGTTCCACCAACTAAATCTGATATTCTAAATGTAGATACTGCATATGGCGATGTACCATCGTATGTATATGTAGTAGCTCCTTCAACAACACTAACTACAAATGTGGCTGGTGTTCCGTATGTTCCCGTATTACTTCTTGTAACAACTTGTGATGCCGGATTTAAGTTTACAACTACTCCACTTTCTCCTTGCTTTATTTTAGAAGCTCGTATTGTTATTGTTTGAGTTTGCCCCGTAGTACCCTCACTATCTGTATGAGTTACAGTCAATGTTACCGATGCTTCATCTGCGTTCATAATAGCCGATGTCATTGTTAACGTTGCACCACTAACAGTTGGAGCAGTTGAAAATCCAACGGGTGTTCCTTGAATTACCATTGATGTAAATCTATCGGTAGTTCCTTCTAAAGCACTTATTGTTACATTTGCCAATGCGCCGGTTTGCGTACCAGCTGCATTTGCTGCAACAGTTTGAGATTGTGGAGTTGCCGATATTCTTACGCTTGGTACTGCTTTTTTGGTTTTTGCTAATGATATACTACCATAAACATTTCTTGTTGTATTTTCCGAATCAACTACTGAACCTGCTATTGTTATATCAACCGAATCCGTACCATTTGCCATATTTGGTAACGCAATTGTGGTAGCCGTTTTAGCACCAATTGTGTATGAATTTGTAGCCGTAGTAGTAGGTGCCGCAGTTAATGTTTTAGTAGAACTAACACCATCATATGTTTCGATTACTGATAAATTTGCAGTTACAAATGAATCAATTTGTGCACCCGTTGATTTTGCAGTAACTACTTGAGTATTGTTACCAACTATGAAACTTAAAACTGGTGCAGCTTTTTTAACTTTTGAATATGTTATTTCTTTTGAAGAACTTATTATAGTTCCGCCTCCATCTTGATATTTTACTAATAGAGTTAAAGAACCACTATCTGCACTTAAAGCATTTATCGAATAGTTTGTTCCGTTAAATGTATTTGCGGTTAATCCGGAGGTTGATGAAATACTTGCACTAAATTTATTATTTGCAATAGGAGATGCATAACTTATATCTTCATTACCAACTTTAACTGTTATAGAACCACTACTTGCAGCAAACCCACCAATTACTGAACCAACTGAATTAGCAGGAAATGATGTATTTTCATTACTTGCTCCAATTGAAAACCCATCTAATATTTTTACAGGTGTTATTTTAATTGCATCTGAAAATTGGTTACCAAATTGGTCTGAACCTGATATATAATAAATACTTTCATTCGTTCCAAATGGATATGTTGAGCCGGCTAATGTGTAAGTATCTACTCCATTTGTTGCATTCGTAGATACCAATGTCAATGGTGGTTTTCCACTTCCAGAATTTACAGTTAATGGAGTTGTTGCTGATGCTAAGTTTTTACGTTTAGCTTCTATTGTAATAACTTGCCCCGTTGGATTTAATGATAAATCGGTTGCTTTATAAATGAATTGATTAGTATTTGCCGTTACAAATACACCGGGTGCATTATCACCATCCTCAAATCTATATATGGTTTCATATTCTTCAAATCCTTCACACGATGCAGTATATACAATTGAACCAACTAATACACTACTAACACTTCCACTAAAACTTGCAATACTTAAAAGCGCACCATTATCATTTTGTGATGTAAACCAACCAGGATAAGTTCCTGCATACGAAGCTGGTGTAATATAAGTACCACCAACATCAAATGCGGATGATGCATATGTTATTGAGCCTGTAAAATTTGTTTTTATTGTTTTAAATTTTACATTTTGATTTGGTGGGTTTGCATATGAGCCTGTACTAAAACGAAATGCCGTTCTATCCGATTCAAATGTTAATAATTTTGTAATAGCGTTTGAACCTCCCGTAAAATTTGCACTTCCGGTAACCATAACCGGAACGTAATTATTATTTACATCATAAAATTCAAATTTGAAATTATAATCTTCATTACCAACAACAGTTGGCATTGTTGTTACAAATGAAACTTCATCTGGCGAAAATGCGGTATCTTCCGATAGCCTTAAACTAATATTTCCTAAATTCCATTCTCCCTGTGATTGTGAAAAATATAAAGTAGCGGGAGAAAACTCTTTATCAAGTTTAAATGGAATAGTTGTATCTAATAAATTTTTAGTTGGGCTAATTCCATTTAATGTACCAATACTACTGCTTGTTGAGCCTGATAATATGTATATTCCTAAATTACTTGGAGTTGATGCTGAATAAAATGCATCTAAATTTAATTCGTAAGTATTTGTACTTTTTAAATCCAAAGATGCGGAATATGTAAAATTACCCGCTCCTTTTAATTTTACGCCTGCTTCAACTCTAGTCGAATCTAATGTAGCATTTAATGAACCAGTATTCCAATAACTTTTAAAAGTTTCAGATGTTAATGTTCCCGTATTTCCAACTACACTACCACTTAAATCATATGATGTTAATAATTCCTTTGATTCAACTAATATATCCTGAATCATATCATAATCAGAAATATCTCCCAATGATGTTCTAAAAACTTTTATACGTTTAACATCTCCGGCAAAAGTTTCTAAATTTGATAATTTGATATTGGCAAACGATTGGTTTATTCCCGTATTTATTTTTAAACCACTTTCTATTCTATAAACCGGTGAAATTAATTCATTAATAGATACGCTTGGTCTTCTATAAAAACGTATTTTAGTGGTATTTGCTAATGTAGGATTTACATTAATAGTTTTTTGCCACTTAACATTATATTGTCCTTCCCAATTTAATGGTATAGGTGATACTAATCCATTATTATCATAATATGAACTTAATTCTCCTAAAATTGTAATTGTACACGGCCCGTATGCAGTATCGCCTGGGTACACATATACGGATACAACTTTAGATACCCCTTCATAATATTCACTTGTAAATTGGTCGCCATTTATGGTAGTTATCATACTACCTTCGCCAGGCTCGTGATATATAATATTCCCAGCGGCGTCTTTAATTTCTATTTTTATTAAAGTATCGGCTACCAATTCAGGTGCACCAGCTATAAGAAAAGCATTTTTACCACCTGTGAATGTATCAGGTAATTCAGTTATATTGAAATATCTACTGTTTGGGGTTGTATCTTCTACAAATACATTGTATCTATCTAAATTTTCGGGAAATAAAGTTTTTTGTATTAATGCCATTGTATTTGAAATATTTTATACTAATAAATATCTTCAAAAAATAAATAACTCATATTTATATAAAGAAAACTAATAAAAACTAAAGAAATATAAAATTATGAAATATGCAATGCTTCAAATAAAAAAAGAAACCCATGAACTTCTCAAAAATTATTGTGAAGAACACGGGTTTAAGATGGGGAGTTTAGTTGAGAACTTAATTAAGAAACACATTGGTGTAACTAAACCTCAAGCGGGTGTGTTAAGAGCTGATAAGGTAAAAAGTCAATCTTACTAATCCCATCTATATTAAAGTTTTTTTCTCTTTTCTAAAATCATAACTATCATATATTTTATTATATTTTTTAATAAAATTATCAGTACGTTTTAAGTTACATTCTATATGCTTACTTGAGTTCAATCTCTCTAATTTAAAAGGGTTTCCCAATTTATTCGATACCCATTCTTCTAATTCATACAACTTATCAAAATCGAACCATATAATATTTGGATTATGCTCATGCCATTCTGAAATTGCGTTAAATTGGATACCAAGCATAGTCGGTAAATATAATTTAGCAAAATCCGTTTTAGGTTCTATTGAATATTTTTTTATAAACGAAGTAACTATTAGATTCATACTATCAATATCCACTATATCGTTTGATGTATAATATAAAATATCATTTTCATCTAATTCTTTTAAAATATTTGCAATATCATATTCGTTTTTAATTTCAAGCTCGTGAATAACGTGTTCCCAACAAGATATAAATCGCATATGCCTATCTCGTTTTACCGATATTATTTCATAATTATTTCCAAATTTATCAAATAATTCTGAACAAGATTCGTGATAATGGGGTGTATTATCTTTTAGAGTTTGAATATCTAATAAAGTATTTGTTGATGATATAATGTTATCGATAAACCCTCTAGCGTGTTGTATGTTTATATTATTTTTAATACAAGATATTTGAAATGCGGTTGATGCACATCTTGGTAAACTAATATAAAGGAATTTATTATCTACTAACATTAAAAATCAATTTTACTGAATCCATCTACTTTCTTTATCTCTATTAATCCATCTACGATATCTCTCATTTGTTCTAAGTGAGAAATCATCCAAATGAAATCGAATTGAGTTTTCAAATACTGCATCATCATAAATAGTGATGATAAGTTATTTGCATCCAATGTACCAAATCCTTCATCAATTACTAAGAAGTTTGGACGAGGTAAGTTACATATATTGATTAGAGCAACTCTGATTGCTAATCCACTTACAAACTTCTCCATACCACTACACATCTCCAACGGCCATTCTTGGTCTTCGTAAACAATCTTTGCATTGATATTCTTACCATCAATATCCATTACAATACTAAAATCAACAACCTGTCCTAATATATTATTGATTTCATTTTCAATAACTGGCATTGCTTTAGAAATCAATTCATATGGAACTCCATCACGCTTCACAGCATCTAAATAATAGGTGTATAGTCGGTTCTTTTCTTCCAAGTCCTTAACATCACCCATCTTTTGCTTTATCCCCTCTATAAACGATTCTAATGAAGAAATAGAGCCATTTAATCCTGCAATATCTTTATTGATTGATTTGATTTCCGATTCAATTTCACTTTTAGTTTTATTCAACCCAGTAATTACCGATTCTATTTGTTTATTACGTTTAATAGTATCTTCATTATCGTGATATTTTTGAATATCAGCTTTAACTTGTTCCAACTGATTATCATACAATTGTTGTTGAGTTGTAAATCCGTTTAATTCTGCAATAGTTTTTTCTTTGATTACAATTGCTTTCTGATATTTAGATTTTAACTCAACCAAATCATCCCATTGCTCATCAACATCTGCTAATCGGCTTGCTTGGTTAATTAACGAATTTAATTTACCATGCATTTCTTCTAAATCAGCTATTTGCTCTTCAACTCTTTGTTCGGTTTCTTTTGCATCCTTTACAAACACATTGTTCATACAAAAGTTACAATTCGGGTCATATTCGTGCTGAGCCAAATGTGTAAGTTTTTCTCTATTAGATTCCAATGATTGTTCTACTAATGCGATATATCTTTCGGTGTTATTAATTTCACCCTTCAATACATCCCATTCCTTTTTAGCTTCTTCAATTGGTTGCTCATTGATATATTTCTTTTCTTCAATCGATTTTGAAATTTCAGATATAGATTCGGTATATTCATCTAACTTTCCTTTTTTAATTTTCTCTTCCGAAAGTACGTGCAATATATCTCTACCAATATCGTTTTTTTTCTTTTCTAATGTTTCTAAATCTAAATTACCATCTACTGGCACCAACTCTTTTGTTAATCCCAATATTCTATCAGATAAGTCGGTTACATCAATTGACCTACTTTCTAAGGTTTTTTCTAATCCCCTTAATTCGGATTTTTTAGTTTGTTTCTCTAATGCTTTTTCAGCTAATTCGGATGTGAAATCGGTTTTCTTAAAGTTCTTAATAAGAACTGCTACTTCTTTAATATCTTCGGTAGCTGTTTCATATAATTTATCAAAAACATTTAATCCCATAAATTGAGCAAGCAAATCCTTTCTCTCACTTTGCGATTTATCAATGAATATAGAGTTATTGCCTTGCAACGATAGAGCAGTCAATACGAAATCTTCATACTTACCAACATATTGTTCAATTACGGCATTTGTATCTCTACGTTCCGTACCATTTAAAGATGTTCTAACTCCACCCTCTTCTTTCCAAAATTGAACATCTACTTTAACGTTCTTTCCTTTGTTAATTGTTTTAGCGGTTCTGTTAATATAGAAATCGATTCCGTTTACTTGAAAATGTAGTTCACATTCGAAATCCGATTTACGATTGTTCATAATATTTTGAGCCTTATAAGCTCTACTACTCTTATCGTATAAACAAAATGATATCGCATCAAATAGAGAAGATTTACCGGCTGCATTTGGAGCAAATAATCCCATCAATCCACCAATCTTTTGGAAATCAATTTTATTTTTTTCACCATATGAGAACATATTACTGAATGTAAACTTAATAGGTTTCCAATGAATATTTCTATGTATTTCTTCTTGCGTTATTCTACTATTGATATCTCTATTGATAACTTCCAACGCATCCAAATCTGGGGTAGTTGTAAACGGCATCATTCTTTGAACGTAATCTCTTATCAATGTATTTTGATGATTAATATCCGTTACATCTTCAAAATCTAATTTACTCAAACGATTGCCAGTCTTTTGCTTATTAAATGAGTCGGTTCTGATGATTGTGAAATCTTCTACACCATATCTCATTTTAATTTCAGTAATTACTTTTTTGGTATCAGCCGAATCCGTATTTGATAAACGAACTCTTAAACGAGGCTTCTTTGGCATATCGGTTACAATTGGAACTTTACCATTATCGATATCCAATGTATAATAACCATATTCGTTTGGAATATCAATTGCCTCATATTTCATAGAATCTAAATCCCAAGCTAAAAATCCGTGTCCATTTAAACTCTCACCAAAGTTTTGCTGTACTAATGAACCAGCATAAACTACTTTACATCCGCTTGGTGAAATCATAGTTTGTCTTTTATGAATATCCCCCAATAGAGCCAAATCATATCCATCGAACATATCGGTAGTGAAATGACGAGATGATACTACATATCCAACATCGGTTTGTGAATTATCAACGGGTCCGTGAAATAAAGCAATCTTCTTATTGCCCGATAATGTATCAGCTTTTGGCCAATTCTTTTTATCATCAAAGATACTAAACACGCCAAAATCAATTCCACCAATAGAATATATTTGAGTATCTCTTAAATATGTAAAGTTTGGTAAGTTTAATGCTTCTACGATTGGAGTAAGTACATCTAATCTATCGGAGTTATTCATATTACAATCGTGATTACCCGTAATAAGGATTGTTTCACAATGTTTAGAACATTCTGTAAATAACCAACTTATCTCTCTAACTAATTCAGGAGATAATTCCAATTTAGCATGTGCAATATCGCCTGCTAAGTAGATGAGTGAATTTTCCGTTCCTCTTTTGCGAATTTCTTCAAACATTGTTTCAAATACTTTTCTGTACTCTTTATGTCTTTGTACATTACGAATATGTACATCGGCAATGTGGTAGATTGTTTTTAATCTTTTCATAAACTATTTATTTTGCTTAATAGTAATTCTTCGGATGAAAACTCTTTAGTTTTCTTTAGTTCTTCATAAAAATTTGTATAACCCATTTCCGATGCATCTTTATCTCTAAGATACATCATCTTTACACATATTCCCTGCTTTCTGAAATAATCAGCTGCTTTAAGTGCTTCATTAATAGCATCATTATCCAATGAAATAACGATATCAGTAACTCCACTCATAAATATTTTCTCAACTAATTGTTTCGATGGGAACTTACCCAATAATGGGATAGCATTTCTTTTAATTGTTATTGCATCAAATACACCCTCACATAATATAATTGGTTCATTCCAATTAACTTGCGATTCAAATGCTATTATATTTTTACTGATTGGTGGATTTTTATATTTCATCTTCTCTTCAGAATAATATGAACGAGAAACAAAGTAGTTTAATTGACCATTTAAATCATATGATGGGATAATAACTCTCCTACTATATAATCCATCTTTGCAATATCCAATATTATATTTAACTATTTCCTTTATACCAATTCCTCGTTGAGTAAGGTAAAACATAGCATGTTTATATTCTGGGTTAAATCCCTTTGCTTCTTCTGCTAATGAAATAAATTCTTTTGGAAGTTGGATGAATACCTTTGTTTCAGCATCTTCTTGTTGTGGTGTCCAATTACTATCGCCATAGATTTCTCTAATAAGAGATATAGTTTTTCTATCTACATCTAATTTACGAAGTAAAGATGTCAGTTTTTTACCACCACTATTGCAAGTCCAACAATGCCACTTTTGAGTTTCGGTATTGACTTGGAGTTTCGGCTTATGATGATTGCAGAATGGACAGTGAAATGCCAATTCGTTGCCTCTCAACGTAAGACCATGGCCCAATACATTAGTAAGGGCATTAATTACCTTATTCTTATCATTATTACTTAACACATCACAAATATACTACAAATATTTGATATTACCAAATTTTTATGGTTCTAAAAACCATAAATCCGGTATTTCCTTATCTGCGTACTTATAACCATTTTTATCGCACCAATCTGCGTATGTGGTTTTGGAGTTTTTTGTGATTTTGTTCTTAGAGTTGGAAAATACGAATCGTATATCCAAATTGGGGTTTTGAGCCTTAACTAACAAATGTTTTTTCCTATCGGCTGCTACAAACCTACCCTTTGTCTCTACTCTAATACCATTGGGTAATTTAAAATCGGGACTATATGTGTGGTTTGATGCTGGAATTATGTATGGAACTTTTTCAGTTTCATATTCTACAACAATTCCTTTGGACTCTATTTGTTTTGATATGGTTTCTTCTAAACCAGACTTAAATCCATATTTTTTAGCAACCCATTTTGGATTACTCTTTTTTGTAACTTTTTTAGCCATTAATTTTTTTTATTTTCTAGGAGTATCACCATATTTTTTCTTATCGGTATATCCTTTTGCGTTAGGGTATCCACCGCCAAATTCTCCGGCGCCATATCTATTACCTTTTGCATTTCTCTTCTCAACAGCTAATAATCCTTCCTCATCTATATCTTTTTTACCGGCAAAGCCATTACCCAAAGAATATGGTGTTTGGTCTTTACTAGCATTTGCTGCTATTATTTTAGGCTGAGGATTATCCAATCTAGCCGTATCTTTGTTTGCTTCGTATAATTCTAAAATCTTTGACATAATGTTATTTGTTTAATATAAATATAAGTTAAGTATCAAAACGGATAATAAAGTTTACAGGCATATCCGGTTCTGATTTAATTGGTTGTGGTAACTTAGCAACTGCTACTAAATCACA